CTTCATTTGCTTGAATATATTTCTAACTTTTCCAGTTATTAATTGTTCCACTCCAGGAACATAGAGTGCCCACCCAGGAACGATGGTCCTTTGAACGAGCTTTATGTTCGACCCAATTGGAGTCGGCGTTACAGACCATTTGCCTCGTAAATCTACCATGCTATTTACGGTTTTGAATTTGATGTCCACGCGGTCGTCTAATCTTGTTATTCTTTTTACAAAATTCATATCGAATTTTTTAAATGCGAATTTTTGTTGAAATGTGCACTGTATCCAGTCGCCATCCACTTGGAATTTTGTGTAATCAATTCCCAACAACTTTCCATACTCCTTTTTCGTATGCATTTTTACAACAGTTTCGGGTGGAGTTTTTATAAAGTCGTTTGCTCTTGTTATCAAGCAATTCCCGCGCCATTCGTTGTTGATAATTACCATTATGATTACGATAACTTTTAAATTTTTGAATTTCCCCAGGGTCAAATGACACGCATATCGTCACCCAAGTGTATAAAAGAAGCGGGAATAGTTTATTATAATAAAATTAAACAACTGTAGAATGGCAGACCGCTACGTCAAGCTCTCTCAGCGCGACCACATCCTTCACCGTCCGGACACATATGTTGGTTCTGTTGAGCAGCAGACCAAGAACGAGTGGGTGTATGAAAACAGTAAAATCGTGAGGAAGGATGTATCGTATTCCTCCGCTCTCCTCAAGATCTTTGACGAGATCATCACGAACTCTGCTGACTGTTTCAACCGCGGCGGGTCCATGGACACCATGAAGATTACGATCGAAAGCGATTCTGTGACTGTGTACAACAACGGTTGCTCTATCCCGATCGAGAAGCATGAGACCGAGAAGTGTTATGTGCCCGAGCTCATCTTCGGCCATCTGCTGTCCGGAGAGAATTTCAACGATGCCGAGGAACGCACTGGCGCGGGGCGTAACGGTTACGGTTCAAAGCTTACCAATGTGTTCTCGAAGCACTTTGCGATTGAGATCACCGACGGTACCAAGAAATACACGCAGATCTGGTCTGATAACATGTCTGTTGTCGGGAAGCCGAAGATCACCAAGTCTTCCAAAGAGCCGTATATTTCCACGACGTTTTTCCCCGACTTTCCTCGCTTTGGAATGCAGCAGTTTGACAGCGGTATCATATCTTTGATGACGAGGCGTGTGTATGACATGTCGGCGTCTCTCGGTAAGACCGTCAAGATCTTCCTCAACGGCAAGCGTCTCGACGTAAAGTCGCCAGAGGAGTACTTCTCGTTGTACATTGGAAACAAGGGCGATACGAAGCGTGCCTTTGAAAACGCAAGTGGCTGGGATGTCGGCGTTGCGTGTGGTGATGATTTCACGGCCGTGTCTTTTGTGAACTCGATCGTCACCCGCGGTGGAACTCATGTGAATCTTGTTGTAGATGCGATCTCAAAGGCCGTTGTGGAGGCCGCGGCGAAGAAGAAGACGATTGTCAAACCCGCGCTCGTCAAGAGTAAGATGTTTCTTTTTGTGAATGCAAAGGTCACTAACCCCGTGTTTGATTCGCAGACCAAGGAGATTCTGACTTCCCGGAATGCCAAGGTAAATTTGAGTGAGACTTTCCTCAAGAAGGCTGTGTCTGTGTTGATCGACTCTGTGATTGCGGAGACCAACGTTCGCTCTTCGCTGATGGAGGACAAGCTGCTCAAGAAGACTGATGGTGCCAAGAAGAACCGCATCACCGGTATCAAGAAGCTCACCGACGCTGCATGGGCAGGCACGAAACACTCTGGTATGTGTACTCTCATTTTGACTGAGGGAGACTCCGCCGCCACGCTGGCAATCTCAAGTCTTGCCATCGTAGGTCGTGAGCGTTATGGAGTGTTTCCTCTCAAAGGTAAGCTGCTGAACGTGCGCGATGCTTCGGTGGCGAGTATCACTTCTAATGCAGAAATCACGGCTATCAAGCAGATCCTTGGTCTGCAAACCGGGAAGACTTACAAAGATACGTCTAGTTTGCGATATGGAAAGATTCTTGTTATGGCTGATGCCGACGTCGATGGGAGTCACATCCTCGGTCTCATCATGAACTTCTTCCACGCTCAGTATCCAAGCCTCCTCGAGATCCCCGGATTTCTCAAGAAGTTTACCACACCAATTGTTATTGCAAAGCGTGGCAAGGATATGAAGGAGTTTTACAGCATTCCCGACTTCGAGAGTTGGAAGACGTTGACACCCGACTACGCCAAGTGGAGCTGCAAGTATCTGAAGGGGTTGGGTACATCTACGACCGATGACGCCAAGAGATATTTCAAGAATTTGAAGAGTCTCGCGAAAGTTATCGAATGGACGGACGACTCATCGGAACTGATTGACCGATCCTTCAACAAGACGCGTCCGGACGAGCGTAAAAAGTGGTTGCTCGATTTTCTTCCCGGAAATCAGCTCGACCAGACTAAGTCTACAATTCCAGTTTCCGATTTCATCAATAAAGAATTGATCTTGTTCTCTCGGTATGACGTCGAACGATCCATTCCATCTGTGATGGATGGTCTCAAACCCTCGCAACGCAAGATTCTATTCTCGGCGTTCAAGCGGAATCTCACAAGCGAGATCAAGGTCGCTCAGTTTTCTGGATACGTCTCAGAGAAAGCTGGATACCACCATGGTGAGGTATCGCTTCAAGGGGCGATTATCGCCATGGCGCAAGACTTTGTAGGAAGCAACAACGTTAATTTGCTCATGCCAAACGGGCAATTCGGTTCTAGGATTTTAGGAGGAAAAGATTCTGCGTCTGCCAGGTACATCTTTACAATGCTCTCTCCCATTGCACGAACAATCTTTCCGAAGGCCGACGACGTGCTGCTGAAATATCTGGAGGACGATGGCGAACAGATCGAACCAGAATGGTATGCTCCTATCATCCCATTTATCCTCGTCAACGGGTCGGTCGGAATAGGCACTGGCTTCTCGACAAACATCCCAAGCTACGATCCAAAAGACATCATCGCGAATGTCAAACGGCTCATCGGCGGTGACGAGATGCTCCCGATGACTCCGTGGTATCGCGGGTTTACAGGCGAGATCGTAGAGAAAGATACAGGAGTGTTTACATGCCATGGTGTGTCGAAGACCGATGGTAAGACAATAACGATCACAGAACTGCCCGTCGGCGTGTGGACGAACGATTACAAGGAGTATCTGGAATCGCTGATCGAGAAGAAGACGATCGTCGACTATCGCGAGAAGCATACCGATAAAAATGTGCATTTCGAGATAGACTTCATTGGCGTTCCAGATCCGAAGATCTTGAAGCTCGAGAGTGCTATTCGTGAGACGAACATGCATGCGTTCGATCCATCGGGGCGGATCAAGAAATATGATTCGCCTCTCGGCATCATCCGCGACTGGTTTGAAACCCGCAGGAAGTTTTACGTGAAGAGGAAGAAGTATCTCCTCAAAGACCTGAAGAATCGTGCGATTATTGCAGCCAATAAAAACAGGTTCATCATGATGATCAATGCCGGAAGTTTGATCGTCACGAAGAAGGCCGAGATTGATATCGTGGCGGAGCTGAACGATCTCGAATTTTACAAGGTCGATGGAAAGTATGATTATCTCGTTGACATGAAGATAGCCAGTTTGACGGCAGAACGCGCCGAAAAGTTACGTGTCGAAGCCGAGAATCTGAGGGCGGATCTCGAGGAACTCGAGAAGACGAGTGAACGAACCATGTGGTTGCGCGATATTGACAGCGTTTCATCATGATTTATGTAACTGTTGTCTTATTATTATATTGACCGTAAATTAATTTAAATAAAACTGACTGTAAATACAAGAGTGATAATGGGATATATTTACATGCTCACGTCTCCATCCGGAAAGAGCTACATTGGACAGACGTCTGGTACTATACAAGAACGGTTTAAAGATCATAATAAATCAAGTAGTGAATGTACAGCGATCCGCAGAGCCATTCATAAGCACGGGTGGAAGAATATGAAGAAGGACTGGTGCGAGTGCCTCAACGAGGATTTGAACTTCGTCGAAGAGCTGATGATTTCGCTGATGGGGACACTTGCACCGAATGGTTACAATCTCCGGGAAGGCGGTGGTTCTCACGGCAAGATGAGTGAGGTGACTAGGGAAAGGATGCGTGAAGCACAGCGAGGAGAGAAGAATGGGTTTTACGGTAAAACTCATACAGAGAAAGCAAAACAACAAAACAGAGAAGCACAACTCGGAAAAGTAACTAGCGAGGAAACCAAACAAAAACAACGCGAAGCTCTAAAAGGTGAGAAAAGCCCTTTTTACGGAAAGGCCAAAACCGATGAACATAAACAAAAGAACAGAGAAGCACACCTCGGAAAAACTCACATTAAGGAAACTAAGCAAAAGATGAGCGAAGCACGTCTCGGCGAGAAGAATTACAACTCTAAGATGGTATATCAGTATAATCTTGATGGAACCTTTATCAATTCGTTTGGTTCGACCGGGGAAGCAGCGCGGCATCTGGTCAAGATATGCGGTTCTAAAATAAGAGCGTGTGCTCGTGGTAAACAGAACACCGCGTATGGTTTCAAATGGTCATATGTTAAAAACTAATATCTATACATAACATAATGAGCGACAAACCAGTGCCAGCTGATCCTGAATTATATGCAAGAATCAAAGCAAAGATCAAACGTGATTCAGCCTCTCGATGGCCCTCTGCATACCTCAGTGGACAATTGGTGCAAGAATACAAGTCTGAAATGAAAAAACGCGGCAAGAAACCATACACATCTTCAACGCCAAAGAAGTCTTCCCCGTTGAAGAGATGGTATGACGAGAAATGGATCGACGTCAAAACAGGAAAGCCATGTGGTTCTGTAAAAACGAAGGATTACTACCCTACATGCAGACCGAAGAAAAAGATTACGGAGGACACGCCCAGAACCGCAAGATCGTTGACTCCAGAACAGAAGAAACGTATGATAAAATTGAAACAAAAAGCCAAGAAGAAAACTGTCCACTACGATTACAAAAAGTGAATGACGCGTATTTCAGAAAAAATGAGTTATATGACCCGGATAGACCTTATGTTGATTGGAGTATGTACAAGAATATAGGGCAAATAGGTAGCTTTTTGAATTTGGAACCTAATTGTTTTGACGAAGTGCAAAGAGTTATACTGGGATAAAAACTTTATGTAAAAAAACATTTTGAACACATATATGGCATCAATAGTCGGACTCAGTTTCAGTATCATCCTGGACATCGTCGAAGAAGCACTGGCACAAGGAACCACAAAGAAGGCTGTTATTGCGTTGTTACACGACTTCGCAAACGGAAAAGACGGTGTGCTTGGTACTGCGGAT